GTGAATGATTGCTTTCTTAATAACGTCTGATGTATTGTATGGACCGTAGAGATAAGACTTCATCGTGAAGTTAAGAGTGTAAACGATGTATCTACGCTCATAGAAACTATCATCCCATTCATCCTCATACCCAACATTATTGAGCACAATAGCAACATCACGCTTCTCATTCATGTCAGGAATCATGTTGAGAGTGATACTAAAAGATGGTTGAAAATATGGTAAAATCTGTTCAGTAATTTGTAGTGCATCGTCCTGAGACTTAGCAATAACTCCCAGTTCAAAACTTAAATTATAAGGAACAGGAACATATTGCACTCGGACTTCGCCACCATTACCATCAATAATAGTTTTGTATTTTTGAATTGGTGATGTCTTACGGGTAGGATCGTAATCAATGCTCGTCATCTCAAAATAGAGACGTGGTAGTGTGATTGCTACTTTCCTGTTTGTATTGTTTTCTTCCAAACGAACAAGAAACTTTTGTTTTGGACCATATGCTAAAGGAACTTTTTGTTCTTCTAGTACAGTACCATCACTAGGATCCGTGCTCTTCATTGTAATGTTATTGAAGAGCGTACCAAACGCTACAATGTTCTTACGAACAATCTGATTATAAAAATGTGACCCTAACATTAGATACTACCTGTAAAATTACCGAACTCACCGAATGGATTGCCTTCTGTCCAATCCACAATGTTATCAGCATCATCTTCAATCTGTCTATTCTGATCGTAGTTGCTGTTGACATTATTTAGAGTGTCAAATGTCTCAGGACTCCACTTGGCACCTGAAGTTAGACCAGTAATTACTTCAGCAGTAGTGAAGGTTCCTGTTCTGTTGATGACTTCGAGAGCTCTGGTTGCGCTATCCCAGGACTTAACTTCTGCTCTGTTATCTTTGGGTGAGTAGTCCACTGTGACAGTAGGCGCAGAAATATAACCACTCCCACCACTTGTGATAGTAATGCCGTTGACAATACCAGTAGAACTAACTGTAGCAGTCGCCGTAGCACCACTTCCTCCACCTCCTGTAATAGTTACTGTGGGTGGTGTAGCAACCTTATAGTGCGATCCACCATCTGTGATTGTAATACCTGTTACAGCATCTCCTGTAATAGTAGATGTTGCTTTTGCTAAGAACTCATCGCCAACAACTTCCTCGCCTACAGTGAAATCACCAGTGCCACCAGGATCCATGAAGAGTTTGATGGCATTGTCAAAGAGTTGTTCTACTACATCAATCTCCGCAACACCAGTATCAAAGTCATCACTGCCAACCTCATAGATCTCAGCAGTGATAGCATAAAATTGAATTTTACCAAACTGGAAGAATGGTTCCTCTTTACCAACAAATTTAATCTCGTAGATATCTTTTGTTAGTGGGAAGTAAAGTAGATCTCCTTCATTGGGTCTACTAGTAACAGTAAGATTGGGACTATGCTCTGCTACTTCTTCATCCCAGCGTCTTGTAGACACACGGAAAACAACTTCGTCTGTAATTCTTAAACCAAACTTGGAGATGAACTCTGCATTGTCACCAAAACCTGTGACGTTTTGCAGTAGCATTTCAATTTGGAATTGTTCTTGATACTTAGTGTATCTAACTTCATCCAATGTGCTATCTTGCAAAACTATCTTGGGGATATAGTAAATATCTGTACCAAACAGTTTGATTTGCTCATCCACAAGATCCTGAACGAGACCTTGTTCGCCACTGTGACCTGCGTAGTATGTTGGAAAATAGGGACTGGTAGGCATTTTATCCGATCATATCCATTGGTGGGATTGCATACTTGCTGAGAACTTCGCTTTCGATTTTCTCAATTTCTGCTAGTGCGTCTGTATAGATTTCTCTACCATTAAGTGTTACACCGCCAGGTAGTTGAACATTGTTATACTTAATTAAGTTCATACCCCACTGCTTTTTCATAAGAGCAGTAGCATATTTTTTCACAAACATATCGTTGTTCATCTCTGTAGCATCTGTAGGATCAATAAGACGATGACACTCAATGAGAAGGTTAGTTCCTTCTTTTAAGAAATCTTTGTCTAGATCTAAGTACAGACGATCACGACGCATTGTGTATCTGAACTGTTGGAATGAACCATTATTCAGAACCATATCTAGAGTTTCTAGATATTGCTTATTCATATAGTAGTTGAGGATATCAAGTGATCCAAATGCATAGAGATCATTCAAAAACAATTGATACTCAACACCAAAAAGATTTGAACGGATTGAGTTGCTGACAAGACCAAAAACTCTAGTAACACCAACCACATGATCTGGAATGGGGATATAGTTGGTTGTTTCTTTCCAGTTAGTTGTACCACTAGATGTTGTTACGCTAGCGGCAAACCTTGTCTTATCATCAGCAGTAACTTCATGAAATAAGTAAGCACGCTCCATACCGTTATAACAGTTCTCTTGGAAGAACTGAAATGTGTCATCAATTACATTGTTGACCTGCTCATCGTCAATGTTAACTTGCAAGACAGGTTCGCCAAGTTGCCTCTTACAATATGTGATGAGTTCAGCTCTTGTACTTGGAGATGCCATTACACACAAAAATCCCTTCTTACCTATTTAGGAAGAAGGGATTTAGTATTTATTCAGCTGGAGTTTCTTCTGCTGGTGCTTCTGATTCTTCTTCCAGAAGACCTAGAGTTTCAAGACCACCTTGTAGTTTAATCTTGTACTCTTTTGCTTTTGTCAAATTTTCTTCTAGTTCTTTAATTTGCTTATCTGTTGTTTCGATTTGCTCCTCAAAGTTCTTCTTTAGTGTTGCGGAATCCATGGTAATCACATAAGAATATTGTGTTCTTACTATTTATAGAGCTTAATCATCTGGTCAACCATATACCCTAACTCAAAATCTTTTGAGGTATCACATGCAAGAGCTTCTTTCTTAAATTCATCATATGTAATTTCTCCTGCTTGTAGAGATCTACCTGCATCGTAGATTTTTTTAGCATCAGGACTCTTAGAATTCATTACATATTGTAGATACCTACTCCATGGAGATACTACAGACAGACGTTTTTGTTTGATAAATTCTTTTTCGTCTTCTGTAAGTTCTAACTCGTTTCTTCTATTTAAAATTAAAAGATACTCTTCTGGTGTGAGTTTCATTTGACCCAAATCTCCGCTCTGATACTTCTATTTACACCAGTGGTGCCTTGACAGCAGTAAATATGATCTCCTGCCGATGTACCTGCTCTAGTTGGTGCAATTCCACCTGTTACATCATTAGAGTTTTGGTCTCCCTCATTGTTCCAACCAAATCCCCAACGGACAGCATTACCACCATTACTTGTATAGTTGAATCCATACCACTGGAATCCGTTCTGGTTAGAAAATCCAGATCCAGACCACATACTAGATCCACGAGGATTACTTGACAACTGACCTTGTGATTGGAATCTAGATAGGCAGGTTTGGTTTACACCGTCTTGTTTCCAGGTCCAACCATTATAAGGAACACTAGATTGACCACCGTTGTTAAGATCGGGGAATACTGCAGCAATAGATCCTGCGGTATAGTAATTGAAGATTGCGTTCTTATGATCACCGTCTCCTGTATTTAACTGAGAAGTCTCATTATAAACATTTGCGGAAGTCCAGTAACTAGATCCATAGCTAAATGTGGATCCTCTTGTACATTTCCAAGCAAGCATCCATCCCCCTCCACCTAAATGTCCAGAGTTCATAGCACAATAAACTTGTGTAGGTCCAGCTCCAGAAACATTGATCCAGTAAACTCCATCAGGAGCACTAGGATTAATTGCTAGGATTGCTGCAGCAGATGTTGCTGCTTTATCAGCAGACGATCCATCTGGATCAGATCCACCACCAATACTCATCCATTCTTGACCATTCCAAGTTTCCAATGATTCTTCATCTGTATTATAGATGGTAGAACCAGCAGATAAATTTGATGGTCTATTAGAATTGGTATAACTTGGGAAGTCAATAGCGGTACTGGCAGTTACCGTCCCTACATTTAACTGACTCATTTCTGATAATTAGAACTTGATCCAATTTATATTTATCTAATGAATCCATTGAATGTCATTCTATTGGCATTCCACTTTGTTTGGGTGAAGTTAATACTATGCCAAAGGTTACCTTCGTATACAATAAGTTTGTTGTATTCATGTGGTTCTACATGATACTTTGTCCACTCTTTGTGTTTTACTTTTGATGGGTCAAACTGTACTTTTGCTTGTACTGTGTTTAGAAGACGTTTTGCTCTGTAGTTTTTATCGTACAGTGTGCTTTCTTCACCTGTCTCTTCGCTTCTAAAAAATGCCGTACCATTATCATCTCCATCATAATCATCTTCCGTATTGAAAGATAATACAGCGGCATACCTTACTTCATCTGTATGTGGATAAAGACTTTGATACCTACACTTCTCCTGTACATCATAGATCTGAAAACCAAATCTAGTTTCGTCAGGAGTTTTCATAATCTCACGACTACCCTCAAAGAATTGAGTGCAGATATATTTCATCGGTTCATACAGAGGTCTTTTATGAGTGCTCATGTAATGAATGTATCCAGGAAGATTTGTATATTCTCCTTGAAGAGTTGACACATAATCAACAGACTCTGCATATGCTTTGACATCATCAGGATACTTAAAAAAGTTCTTGACGATTACGATTCGATTTTTTTGTTTTCCGACATGTTTTTGCTCAACCTCCCAGGTAGAAGGGTGACCAATCGTAAACAACTCAGGATTTACTACTTTCATTTTTCTTCTCCAATACCATTACAAAAATACCATTCCACCAATGAGTTGGATTTTCTACAGTTTTACTGAGAATCTTCCTCTCAAAGTAGATATCGAAATCATTATCTTTAATGAACTGAACTGCTGATTCGATAACACCATCAAAGTTGGCATCATCAATAACCATAATAAACTTATCAGATAAGAAAGGAACAATGTGATTCAAGTTGTTGAGTTGTTCAACATAATCATGATTAGCATCATAGAAAATTACATTTGGTTTCTTACCATCAAAATCACTTTCTTCTAATTCATCAACACTAGATCCAATGAATGTTGTCTTTCCGTTTTCATACTTATCAAAGTAACGCTGGAATTCCTCAAACGGATTGCCAACTTCATTCCACGGAACATAATCCATCATTGGTTTGCAATCTGGTTGTGAAAAATCATCCACACCAAAGCAATCAATGTCATTGTTCATTGTAGCAGCAAATAGTGTGCTGCCCATAAATGTTCCCAACTCTAAGTAAACTGAATCATCATAAGAACAAAGATTATTGAGGAAGTGTCTGATCCTATCGGATGTCAAACCACGAACTTCATATCCTTCAGAAATAAAGTTTGACTTGAATGCTAGCGAATCATCAATAGCATTCATAATACGTTGTGTATATTCTTCAACCTCAAAAGTCTCACCTTTTTTCTTGAGGTGTGAATCTACAACCGCATCACAGTAGTTGCAGTCCCAACAATTGAAACTACAAGTTTTAATTTTTTCTCTCCATAGATTGATCGGAGCATCTTTGACCTCCAGGTCATCCATGTATTCATCAAACTCTGGGAATAAAAGATCAGACTCTTTTGCCCAACGATCAATAATATCCATAGATTCTTTCAATCTCATAGCATTTTCTCTGCCATGCATCTTAAAAACATCTACACCCAGATCAAGGAACTGTTCCCAATCCTCACGCCATGGTGGAAGGTTTGCTGCCTTGAGAGCAGATGATGGATCTTCGATGTCCCACTTCATGCAAGAGTTAGTTGCAATGGGATCCATAAAAAATTGAGGAGACTTACCAAATCTTGTGTTATTGAAATGGTAATGCTCATCCATAACTGTACAACCACCCCAACAACCTTCATTTGCTAGAAGAGAAAGTTCTACTGGTTTGCCAATTTTTTCACAGTGTTTTTTTGCCACACGAACTTTTTCTAAAGCATCGCGATCTCTCATCATATCTCTGTCGAGATTGATATAATGGAAACCTGCCTTAGCAAGATTTACGATGTCATTTGGTTTAGTTACATTACGAAGAATTGTATTCTTGATTTTCAATTCTGGAAATGCTGCCTGAATCTGACCAGATGATACCCAGGTAGTATGTGGGATAGTTGCAATACGAATCCCATACTCTTCATACAAAGGTCTGAAGTTATGAATAAACAAATCCAGATTTTCTTGATCTGGTCTAACATAGATGTTGTTAAATGTGGCAGACAGTGGTATACCTGTCTCCCGAGAAATTACCAAAGCATTAAAAATTAACTGAGAAGTATCACCCACAAAAGTATCGCCCATGGCGTCTTGCTCGAAGGGTGGCATTCTGCATGTAAAATACAGATCTTTGATATAATTTTTATACTTAGTCAACCATGGAATAAAAATTCCATCTGTAAATTGCTTATCAAGTTTTGGATTTACGGGAAGACTGAATACGGAATTTCTCTTTGGGGACATTAGTTTTCACCTCAGGTAATGCAGCATGTTCCTCTACTGCTTCTTTAGACATAAGTTTAGGTACAGAGAATTCTTCTGTAGAACCCTCTAGAATAGATCTGACTTCTGGCAATAGTTCTTTTGCCATCTTTTCAACACCTGCTGTTAGAAGTGTAGCATGTTCTACAGCACCTTGAATAGCAACCAACTGATCTTCTGGTGGCATGTTAAGAATAGAATCTAGATTGCCACTACCGATGCGACCACAGTTGTGAACATCAACTGCTGCCTGCTTTGCCATACGTGTAATCCAATATCGTCTATCTTCGTCTTCATTAGTAGTACGATAATATTCGATATCTTTTGTTGGGTCCATGTGTTCACGGACCATACCACAAAACTCAGAGATTTCTCTCTCGTATGTTGGATACTTTCTCTCGAAGATAGACTCGTCATAACGAGCTTTATCCAATTCGATTTCTAGTCTCTCGATTTCTAACTCATCAGGAACTTCTCTAGATTGTTCCCTTTCAATTTCTCTTTCAAGTTTTTTCCTTGAGTTAGTACAAAGTTTATGTTTGTACTTGAGTTCAATATAACCATGCTGCCTTGCTTCTAATTCAAGGAGAGCTTGTTGAACTTTTTTATAAGGAGTAATTTGGGAACTTACAACAAAAGTATCGTTCTGATATCTAGTTTGTCCCATCTGCAGATGAACTGCAGCGTTGACAATATCTTCATCAGAAAGTTTACTTCTCAGTTCAATATTAAAATCCGAAGGTTCCATACGCTACACCACCATTCAATCTGTTCATGTTTTCGTCAATGCGTCCGAGTTTTTCTGCTTGAACTCTCGGCATACCTATATTTAGGTAGTCTTCATATAGGATATTCATATCCCACATATTATCTACTAACTTAAATTGAGATCTGATAGCATGGTACTTTCCTAGGAGAGCAGCATATTCTCTCAGATACTTATCATGTTTCTTAAGAATTTTCTCTACGAGAATATCTTTCCTCATTCCTCTTGTCATTGACAAAATATCAAGGAATGGTGTTGATGCATCTGGATTCTTTTTATAATCTCTTGCTTCTGGCAATTGATATACCCATGACTCTTGCTCTACGTCATGACAATTTTTAAAGTTCTTAAACCTCAACTCAAATTCTCTTTCAATAACCAAGATCGCCATCTTTCTCATGAAAGAAATAGCATTCTCAATCTTCTTAGAGTTCATAGGAACTTTTCCTTTTTCGTAGACAACTTCGCCCTTTTCATTCATAGAAGCGATGTAGTCTTTGGAGTATTGTCTAATTTCTCCTTGATAATTTACACCATCATGCAGTTCTTTCTCTGTAAATTCGATGTATCTTTTAAGACCAGATTTCAATTGATCAAAAACATCACGCTTCATTGTGATGATAGAAATATTGAAGAAGTTAAAATTCACATGGTAAGTAGTTTCATGTTGGCGTAGTTCCATAGCACGAAGATCTTCTTCACAGAGACCCATAATAATAGAACCTTTCTGGACTTCTTCTTTGTCCTTGATAAACTTTCTAGTTTCTAGTTCTAATGGATGTTGTGGTTCATATTTGGGACGAAGAAATTCTCCATCCTCAATCATATGAGATGGAATCTTAGATGTCCATGCTACCTCAAATTCTTTCTGTTCGATAAAATTTGGTTTTTTCATTTTACTGATATCTCGTAGCTGTTACAGTAAATGATGCTGATACACAGCAACCAGATGACTGTCCCTGGTGTCCTTTTGGTTCTGACTTATATCCCATCATAGTCATGCTATCATTAGCATGGAAAATTTTCATTGTTCTATTATTCTGACGAGCATTACCAGAACCACCGCCACCAGAGTAGTTACCTAACATATAACCCCAGTCTTGACCCATCTCCATATTTTCTTCACCAGAAGCAACGTCAATCTGATTGAATGTTGAGATGTAGGATCCAGAATTGTGGGTAAATTTCATCCACTGTTGGGTAACATTATTACCGTTTCCATGGTAACCAATGTTCCATTTGGTGGATAGAGATTTCTTCCATCCATCACCAGTTTTATTTGTTGTGTTCCAACTTCCAGTAGACTCACTAGCAAAATCAATATACCTAACATTGCTATTGTCACTGTGTGAGTAACCTCTATTCTCTCCTTCTGTGGCAGAACAGAAGTCAGAAGTATGACCACCACCAACTCTTGACATAAGTTCGGAAGAGAAGTTTAATCTACCCCACGAACTGCTGCCCTGGTCGCCGCCACCAGTCACATATCCTCTCTGTGTAGTCTGACCAGAAACTGCGCCTGCGTCGTTTACAGATCCATACAGATCCCAGCTAGCACCAACGCTATCTGGTGTAGTACCATAGTTGTCTGTTTGGTTGTAATCTGGCGAAGATCCCGCAGTTCTTCCTGTACCTGTGTGTAAATTAATTGATGAGGTGTGTGGAGAGTTACCACCCCATCCATTATTACCACCGTAAACATATCCGTTGTAGTCACCAAAGTTTCCGTCTACATATGTTGCCGCTCTGTCTAGTTGGTCACCACGGCAAATAGTAACATCAGTTGCATGGAAAGTTTGGTTGACGGTTCTCCATGGGTTTGCTCCTCTATATCCTCCCATCAGGAACCCATGAGTAAAGATGCTTCTATACTTAAATTCGGATCCTACCGTTATGCTATAAGTATTTCCTTGATAATCAATCCATTGTCCAGTGCCATCAAATGGCAAATATCCACTAGAAGGTGTTACTGGGTTTTGTAAGTTAATTCCTGTTGTGTTTGCGTCACCAGGAGGCATTGCATTATTACCAGCGTTATCCTCAAATGTATTTGGATGTGCCCAGTATGCGGTAACGCCATCCGAACATAACATTGCACCCATAGTCTGAATAGACTGTTCTGGTAGGGTTACGAACGGTTGTCCATTCTGCAGAAGATCTCCAGTAAAGTTAATGTTACCAGATACCGAAGCACTCTGCAGAATGTTAATCTGTCCCGTTCCTGATAACGTTGATAAGTTATCAGTTCTTAATGTTGATGCCATTAGAAGATAATACTATGAGACTCCTAGAAAGTATTTAGTCTAGGTCTTCAATAAATTCTTCTTTTGAGAAATCATAGTGAATAAACTCATCAACATCCCAACTTGGAGATCTGTAAAGTTCTTTGTTTCCCTTAAGCATTCTATAGAATTTTCCTTCTTTGCCAGGAATAATTCCATCATCAATGTCATGCCACAAAGCATCTAACTGTTCACCAATTTCTGGGTAATGAGTTTTCCTGTTTGCAATAAAATCTTGTAGTTGTTTATTGCGAGCATCGATCCAGAGTCTAAATTCGGATCTCTTTCTGGGAAATTTATCCATCGTTTCTGTTTTGTATTACAAATGAGTATTTACCATTATCTAGAATTCTAGGCATAAAGTTCATGGAGATAGTGGTCCTATCTGCCCACATGTTTAGGTTACCGTTATACCCGTGAATCAGATGAGATTTCCAAAGAAGAAGATCTCTTTCTTTTGGTCGGATGTCTTCGACATACCTAGAGTATTTATTCGGACTGTCCCAATCCTTTTCGTGAGCAATGTACGGGTGACACTCTGGTTCTCTCTTCATAAACTGGAGAGGTGCGTGAACCCACTCTTCTAGATTTGTATAGTATGTCCCAGAAATTAATGCATTATGATGATTGTGCTCTGGTTGTTCAGCTCTTTCTAAGCAATAATTCATCCATGCATCTGTGACAATGAGTTCATTGTCTTCGTTTAGAACATAGTTATGAATCTTGGTAAAAAAGTGACTGGCACATTCCAAAACCCATTTACGATGTTCTTCTAATTCTGGATGAAAATCGTAGATATTAGAGTTAGATTCATTGTAGTAATGAAACAAATCTCCAGAGTGAGCATTCTGATTAAAATTAGGATCTCCTCTTTTAATAGTATCTCTAATTTTTTGACAGGTTACCTTAACTGCATCATGCTTATCTTCAGGATACCTATACACTCCCACCACTTGTGGGAAAAATTCAATTACTTCATGCTCCATACTAATTAACAAATCCTTGTAGTGTCAGTCTAGCACGACTATCAGTCGTTGTTTTATTTACCTTGTGTAAAATACCAGAATTAATAATGAGTCTATTGGGTTTTGGATGGACAAAATTTCCAATACCCTCACTCATGATTAAATCATATAATTCTTGATTGTCGAAAATTTTCCAAGTAACGTCACCGTTTACTTCTATGGATTGAAACTCTCCACCCCATTCTGGTGACCAATAGTTATGACAATAGAATGTAAAAGCTCCTTTGTAATTACTATCATTGTGCCAAGTTAATCCAGATCCAGGCGGATAACAATATGGAGTCATTGTTACTCGTCCATCCATCAATATAGAATTAATTTTTTCTACGAGTGGAATTAGAACTTTGTCATCTCCTTGAAAAGGTGGCACCCTTCCAGAAGGAAATGCTATAGGAACTCCAGACAATACTTGACTATCAAAAGACCACAATCTATTCCATTCTCCTTGCGCTGATTTGAATGCAAGCGGAATAAAATTAAACCAATTAAAGACAGCGGAAAATTCGTCTTCTGACAACACATCGTCATAGACCTGCACATGTGCAGAATCAAAAACCAATTTCATACTATAATGATATTTCGCCTATTATATCACGTCTTTGCGTTGGTGGAAAGTAGATAGTAGTTGCCAATTGCGTATGCACCACCATCATTGAATCCCATGTTTGTGGACACACTTCCTACGCTAGGTCTGCTGCCGCCATAGATTCTTTGGAATCCGTTACCACTGTAGTCACCGTTGGGTTCTGAGTGTGTACTATCTCTGATCCACCATCTGTTGCCACTCTTGACTCTCCACTCATTACAGTTATTGCCACCGTAATAAGAACTTCTCATGATACAACCAGTGTAGTTACCACCACCATTTGGTTTGTATACATGTCCAACGCCTTCCCAATATGAATTGAAGTTGCCAGAATCCAAAGCGTTAACTGCTTGAGTTGCTGCTAACCAGCAATTTCTAGATCTTCCTTCCCAAAGTTCTAGACCAAGAGCAACTCCTGCATGAGTATCTGTGATACGAGAGACATTAGGACCAGATCCTTTAGTGGCATAGAAATCATATCCACCACCATCTTGAGTGGTATCAACATACATCTGTAATGCATTTGGCATTTGTGGAGACTTAATCCAATACAATCCACTGGTAAGTCCAGGATTATCTGTAACTAATTGTAGTCCAGATGTAGATGCTTTATCTGGAGAAGATCCATCTAGTTTTGCAGAACCAGAAGTTTGCCACTCAGTTCCATTATAAACTTCAAGAGCTTCCTCTTCCGTGTTATATCCAATTAGTCCAACTGTAGGACTGGATGGTCTGCCAGCATTGTTCCATGAAGGAACTTCCAAGTTTCCATCGATCTTGAGAGTGTGACCGTTAGGAAGACTAACTTGGTTACTGTAATTAGACAGTCCCTGAATATTTCTAACTTGTAAGGTACTCATATAATGCTCCAGGCAGCGCCGTTTGAAATAGTAATTGTAGTTCCGTTTGTAATTTCGAGAGGACCAAAACTACCACAGTTGGTGTTAGTTGGGATTGTGATGTTCTCGGAAATAGTATTTCTATTTGCCTTCATAACACCATAAGTATCAATCCACATGCTATCGCCATTTGCTTTCAAAGTCTCGGTGACTTCGATACTACCTTGAACTTCTAGTGCTTCATCTGGATTCTTTGCGGAAGAGAATCCAATACCGACTCTAGATGGTCTGTAGATGTCATTACCATTTGGAGATTCTGTCCATCTGGATGTGACAAATTCTGCGTTGTTTTGGAATAGGGTTCCGTTAAAGTTAACGTCTCCCTGAATATTTAGCTGGTAATTTCTGTTCTGATTATTAGAAGGATCCGTACCAGAAGTTGCATTTGTGTTAATAGAAACTCTGTTGTCACCTTTAACTAGTAATCCAGGAGTTGAGTTCCAAGATGTTCCACCATTGTTGGTAGATGCGGTAATTTCAAATGCGTTGCTATGTCCAATCTGGTTACCAATTCTGAAGTTTCTCTGACTAGAGGAACCACGGAAGTAAATTGGAGCACCAGAGTTATCATTGTCACTATCAATGGTAATACCACTTTGGAATTGTGCATCACCATTAACTTCAAGAGTGTAGTTTGGTATACGAGTGAGATTAACACCCATTCTTCTAGATGCAATAATATCACCAACTACTCTGAACCCTAATAATGTTTCCGAACCGTCAATTTGGAACTGTTCGTTGTAAGAACCAAAACCAGCACTACCATCACCATGTTGGTAGAATAATCTACCTTGCTGAGTGTATGATCCAGATTGATGATCA